GATTATCAGGTGCCGAGCTTGTTCATGCTTACCGCCAAATTCGTGCAGGAAACACGTTGGATGGCGTAATGGCAGGTCTCAGTGGTGCAGGCGGCTTACTTGCCATGGCACCGCACCCTGTTGCAAAAGCGATCGGAACTGCTATGGCAGTGCCACCACTTGCATACCAAGCTTATCAGGCATACAAGGGTGACAATGCAGGTGTGCCGACACAGACAGACCCAATGGGCAACTAAGCATGCTCAATTGCAGCCTTAACGTTTCGAATCATTGCATTCTGTAGCTGCTTAACTTCTTCAATTGTCAGTGTAGCAACACCGTCATGCTCTTGAGTTGATGCTTCTACAATCTTAGTGTCAATTGCTCGACGTAACCGTTCACGCATCAGAATCTCGCCTACTGAGAACGCTTCAACCCAGATGTTATACGGGTCTTTAAGCAAATCTCTGCTTGACGTGTGTTCCAACAGCTTAATCCAGTCATCAAATGCTTGCTTGACATGAAAGTCGGTTGATGTAATGATCATAGTTCTTTTCCTTTAGTGTTAAGCCACATTCTTAAAGTCGACATACCGCCGTCAATTAGAACATGATTAGAAAACCGCTGATACTTGTGATACAGCGGATGGTTGATGAAGTTCTTCATAAGTAAGTATGCATCAGCATCAGGAGGATTCATACCCATAGCTCGATCAGTATCAATGCACTTAATGCTGTAAATGTCTTTAAACTCTTGACTGATTTTATGCACTTGATCGTTTAGCAAACCAACAATGACAATCCTAGGCTTAGGCGTGTTTGTGGCGTCGTAAGTTGGGTCGTGCTTTTCAAGTCTGAACTCATGTTCCAACGTTTTAACAGCCGATCTAACTCGTGCCTTCACTATACCTGCAATTCGTTCAACAATTGCTTCAACTAGGCCGTCCAAACTGACTTCTGTCGGAGCCGATGAAGGCTCTACCATAGGAGTTGGCTCAGTTGGTGCCGCAGGCTTAAGATCGTTGGCAAATCTGTTCCTTAGCTTTTCAGTTAAGTTAGTGCATGATGAATGTGAACCAAATGCACGATGCCGATGTGATGGAATAACTAATTGTGCTTTCTTTAGAGCCTCATAAGCAGTGTACCAATTGAAGTGCATTAAGCGAAGAGCTTCAGTAAGAACAAGTTCTTCTTCAGCGCTTGTCCAACGAATTTTTGTTTTCATGTTTAACCTTTTTGCAGTATTTGAATTTAGTGACGAAGTAACGATAGTGCCTGACACTTCTATTGAGTGCTTGCTTCTTTAGCTCAAATTCATTGCATACATCAACTTGACGATCAAGGTAGACGACAACCTGACTTAATGCTTTCACTGTGTGACTTTTCCAATTTGGATGGTCGGTGACAAAGTGCTTAAAGATTTGCTTACGCTTTGTTAGCGTCATTTTTGCTAGAGAACTCTGAATTTCAAACCAGTTGTTCATACGTGGTGTGTCTTGGTGATTGCATCAATTTGGTTAAGCAAGTCTTCACGAATTTTCAGGTAGGTGTCACTGCCTGCATATTCATCACGCCCTTGCGTGTGGTAGAACTGTTCTTCACACCAGTCAAAGTTGTCATTCTTAGTATTAGGCGGAAAGATGTTTGTCTTGCCTTTGGCAGATTGCCGTTGGTAGAAAACATCAGGTTTACGGAAGTCCACCAGCCCTTGTAGGAATGGATACACCTTTAGAACTTCTAGCCATAGCTTCATAGCTATGATGTTGTCTACCGTCGTTTGAATTTGTTCATCACCGCGCATAATGCAGTAACCAATGAGGTCTTTAATTGTGCAACGTACCATGTAAAAGTGCTCAAAATTTCGCGGCATAATAGTTCTAGTGTCAAGCCCATGGACCAAACCGCTATCAAGCATGTCCACATACAGGTCACGAGCCATCGTCGTAATTTGCTTATAACGTTCATAGAAGTCCTTGTTTGCCATGATGCCGGGTTTAACCATTACACGATCATCACGCATATCGCGATCACCGTGAACCTGTGCTGCAAAACTAAATAGCCGATGACGTATCAGATGTGTTGTATCAATCATGTCCATGCCGTTGACCGACCATGTGATGTTGATTGTTTCCATAGCGGTAGGTAACAGCTCATAGCGGAACAGTTCATCAATTGTTTGGTCAATGTCTGCCTTTGGAAAATCCCATTGGATCTTGTCATTCCATGTGTTCATTAAGAACACTGAAATTGTTTTACGAAACTGGTCAACCGTAGGCGCATGGACGATCTGAACGTCTATGTTTTCCAGCTGGTTAACAAATTCGATAGGGCCAGGTTTCTTACCGAATTTAAGTGTTGTGTGCATCTTTTGTAGATGCGGCATTTGTGCTTTATTGACTTTAGACATTTGTGTTTTCTTTCATGAGTTGTAGTTCTACTAGTCTTGCATATCCTGCAATGTCTGTCCAGCTATCCACATGGGATGGCGATACAGCCAAGCGAGAAAGTTTCATGGCGATCTTAGAGAGATAAATAACATGGACAGGATCCATTTCTACATTGTGTTGCTTGCGATACCTGTCCTTTATATTTTCAAGGATAACTGCCTCTAATGAAACACCTTCAAAAAAATCACCGTAAACCTCGCCTCTCTGTTCTAAGACTTGATCTGTCGTTTTCATGGCAGCACCTCGTAAGGTTGAAGTTTTTCCTCAAGTTTAGCTAACCGTTTTGCGCTATTTTCGTGGACGTCTACCATGTAGCCGCCATTGCCTAAGCCTATCTCGTTAGCCGAATACTGAAGGCACTGAAGTGCATCGGCATAATGGACGACCAATGCTTCAGTCGTATCACCGTGGTATAGGCCACAATAGTCTCTAACTTGTTCTGGAAAGCCTTTCACAATTTCATGTTCAGCTTTCTTAAGCGCATCAGCAACTATTGGAAAGTTCTTCTTGACCAAGTGGTTTACATCAGATATTTCCATTTCAGCCAAGTCATGGCATATGGCAATCTTGACTGCTTTGTCAACATCAAACTTGTACGTTTTTGATAGCATGAGAACGCCAAGAGCTACGAAGAAACTATGTGTTGCAACGCTTTCTTGGTGAACCACAGGCTTCATGCTGTAACGCTTGGTGTGTTCAAGCGTGTAGCTTTGCATAAAGAATGAAAAGTCGCCTTTATTCATAGCTGATGTTTTCTTCAGACCAGTTACGGCGAACGAAGACCTCTTCTATCTTTATCTCATCTAAAGCCCTAACCAGCTCTGGGTATGAGCGCACAACTGAACCTGATGCTGCCAACACCAAGTTAAATTTCTGACCAGGCTGTCCACCAAGCCAGACATAAATGATAGGAATGAGTTTTGCATAACACCAGCCTGCTTCAAACATTGTGCCGGGGTCTTTACCATCCGTGATGCAAATGGTTAAGTCAGTTTTGTTTAGTGCTACCAAGTTAATGTCAAGCACTTGTTCTGGCGTTGTTTTGCTTGGCTCATACAGGCATTCATCCTTGGGGCTAAAGTACTTGAAGCTTTGCCTCTCTAAGATGCTTTTAATTTCTTCTACAATGGCAATTTGTTCTGGGTTAAAGAACGGGCCTGCAATGTAGACATACGGATGCTTTGTGATTGTTTCCATTTAGTTCCTTACAGTTAAGAATTTTTGTTTGTTTACTTAGTAAACATTTGCATTGTACCATGCTTTAGAAAAGTAAACACTTTTTTCGCTAAACTACCTCCGTTTCTCTGATCTTTTTTGCATAGTCCCTCACGGCATTCATAAGGGCTTGTTGGGTTTTATCTTTGCTACTAATGGCAGTCACAATGGCTTCATCAATAGTGTCTTTGGCAATGATCTGATGAACCACAATGTTATTCCTTTGGCCTTGACGCCAAACACGACGGATAAACTGATCATAGATTTCCAATGACCATGTATTGCTAAACCAAATGACCGCATGCCCTGTTCCTTGCAAGTTCAAGCCGTGGCCTGCCGATTGTGGGTGTGCCAGCAATACAGGATAGTCGCCGTTGTTCCATCGGTCAATAATGCCAGTCAGGTCTTTGTCTTTAACGCCTGAGCCGATGAACGGGGCATTAGGGAATAGCTTTTGTAGCCGCAATAAATCATGCCTGAAATGATAGCCAATTAAGCAAGGCTTGCCGTTCAAACCTTCAACCAGCTCTTCAACAGCATTTAGCTTTTCATCATGGACATTCTTAATTTCACGTTCCAGACCGTCCATGTAAATTGCACCATTTGCCAACTGTTGGCACTTACCTACTGCAACAGCAGCTGTAGAAGCAGTAACTTGATCACTGTCAAACTCAATAAGCAACTTATCTTCTAGTTCCTTGTAAAGCTTCCTAGCCGCTTTAGGTAGTTCCACATAGACACGATTAAGCATCAATTCTGGTAGGTCTAGATAGTCTTCTGCTTTCATACGAAGGACTTTGTCAGCCAACAACCCATGGATCTTGTCCTCTGACTCAGGCTTTAACGTCCATGTGTAACCACCGTAGCCAGTTTGGTAGAAGTAGTTTGTACGAAAATGCGTGATGAACCTGCCAAATGTTGCACCTCGGTCAATCACAAGCTGTGGCCCAAAGATGTCGAGCAAGCCGTTAGATGCAGGTGAACCAGTTAACCCAAACCTACGCTTAA